AATATCTGTCCATATTAATACACTCCGTACAGTATCATCCCGCCATATGGCGCGGGAGTATTCTTCCAGTAAATACGACAGTCAGTTATCCCCAACACAGGATGTTCATTGTTTACCCCAAAAGGATGGACTAGTACGACCATCCACGGATGCTGATTCGGATACTGCTCAAACGTCAATTCTCCGGTTCCCGAGATTGTCATGGCACCAAGAACCTTTGTAAGGCGCTTAGTCATGTCGACTTTTATCTTACCGTTTTCGTCAAAGACCTGTAAGCCCTGCGGCATCTCCTTCGCCCATCCTTTCATCGGCACACCGTCTTTGTAGATTGTGACGGGATACTCCATCGTCGCAGGTTCAACCTTATGCGTCGGTTTCTGCGGACTGATCGGCTCTTCCTTTGCAGGAGGGCTTTCCGTGCTCGAATTTGCCCTCCGTTTCCACAAGAGGAACACTATCGCCACAATCAACACGAGCCCTACTACAGTATACATGCTCATCTCACCATACCCCCATTCTTACACGCAATCTATCCTTATCGTCATAGACGAGGATCAAGTTGTCATGGATCTCCGTCCGCGCGCCGCTGTCGGCTGTGCGCAGCGTGCCAATCTTGGCGGTTATCGCCGACAGCTCGGCGACCCGCAACCGGTCAGCACCGATAGAACCCGCGACGATGCGGTCTCCTTGGATGCTCCCTGCTTCAATGTTTTTCGCGATGACACCGCGCTCAAACTTTGTGTCTCCCGTGACGTGTAGGAACTTCCCATCGATCTGTACGCCGTCCGGGGAGAGGTTAATCTGATTGATTACATCTCCCTTCTTGACGCGCAGGTTGATGTCATCGCCGAGCTGCGTGATCGCGGTGTATGCGCCATCGACTTTTTTAACGATGGTTGTGTAACTTTCAGCCACCGCCTTGCCTTTGTCGAGTGCATCCTTAATCGTTTCATCTACCTGCTCGATGCCGATCTTGATGTTTTTCAGCCACTCGTCGGGGATGGTATTCTTTACGGTAACGAGTTCGGAATCGCAATAAGTGCCTTCGCCGAATGCGTCAACAAAAGCCGCGCGAACGTTGTAGACACCTGCCACTCCTGTAAATGACATTATCCCCGTTGTCGTCTCCAATACCGATATAGTGCCGTCGATCTCGACATAGACACGCGTCAGTTTAACCCCTGCGGGCATATTGGATATGCGAATAGTAAATCCTTGCAGGACAGTTGCAATACTGAGTTTCGGCGCTATGGGCGCAGGAAAATCATAGTCTAGTGTAAGAGGCGCGCCATATCCCTTGACGGGGTTATGCGCGTATACGAACACTCCTCCGCTTCGTGCAGCCGGAGAAACGGCGGAACGAATATCCGTCGTTTTTACAAGAAGCCCTGCCGCCTGTCCCGTTTTATCGTCTGTGCGAACTTCATAGAAGTCTATGAACGTGTTTGTTACAGCATCCCACGCGGCGACCACGCTGCCGTCCCGCAAGAAAATCTCGCCTCTTTTCGGTGCGTCCGGCACCGCAACGCTTTTTTCAGATACCACGGCATTGATAGACACCTGCGCTGCCGCTTCCGATAGTTGCCCGGATCGATTGACCGCTTTCACCGCAAAGACATACGTTCCCGACGCAGGAATAAAGTAGTCGTGACTCGTCCCGCCAACGAGGTCAACAAGAACTTTCTCAGCTCCGTCGAAGAGGCGATATCCGAGAATATCGGGTTCGGGATTCGCTTGCCACGTCAAATGAAGAACGCTGCTATTGCCTGCATCCTGTTCCACGACGAGCCCTTTGACCGTTTGCGGCGGCGCATCTTTTGGTGCTGTGTAAACCGTCTGCGCCACTTCCTTGCCCGCGATCCCCGCATCGTTGATACAGGCGACTGCAACGGTATAGCTTTCGGCTGTCGCGACACCCGCGATCACACATCCCGTTGCACCTCCGTCATAGGTTCCCGCCAACGCGTACGCCGTCTCGCCTGCTCGTTTATACGTGACACGTATTTGCTTGGCCGCCCGCCCGCGCGGAAGAATCCACGAAATATTGATATCATAGAGCGTCGTTCCGTCCACAAGGGTCTTCGGGGCGACAACGAGGGAGAGGCTATCCACCTTGAGCGCGTCGCTCTGGGTCGTATAGTCGATGATTGGAACGTCGCTATCATCTCCCGCGTAGAGCTCCGGATAATACTCCATACAGGTAATCTTGCGCGTCTGCTCCGTCATGCCTTTGGTAATAGCAAGGACACGGAAGGGCTTTGCCTCCTTCGTTGCCTCTCCATAGGTATAAAGATCATCCGCCGCAATCTGTGCCGTCTGCGTGAGCATCACAACGTCCCCTGACACGCTCTTAACCTCGTAGGTATCGAGCCGATCGGTCTTGCTGTCGCGGATCATCAGGCGGTATTTCTTGCCCGTCTCCATCGTGACAGCACGGTCAAGTGTGACCTTGGCGCCATCACACGCGACGACACGCCCGCCGGCACCCCAATCCGTCACGTCATGCTGTAAGAGGATCACATCGCCGAGCGTACAGGCGATCGCATCCACAAATGCCTCGAACGTGCAGGTACGCAGCTCGTACTTATTGGCGCGCAGGGCGTGTTTCCCGTGTTTGTACGCTTGCTTGACGTCCGTGCAGCCCATGAGTTCAATCTGCGTCGGGCTTGTGAGACTGTCCGTTGCGTCGTAGGCATCGCCGAACACGGGGAGAACGTCCCTTTCGTAGTTCTTTGCCTTATTCATGAAAGATATTTCAACGGCATTTGCGCGCCCCTGTGTGCCTTGGAACTCCTCTTTGAAACTGTCCTGCTTAATATTGCCGACAGTGAAGAGCTGTGTCGGCGCGGCTGCGTAGTCATAGATACAGGTGAATCTCGTCCCCTGCATGATGACCTTGCCGCGTCCGACGGTCTCGGGATATTTGAGTGCTTCCCATAACTGCATGGCGCTATCGTAAATATAGTTGAATGTATACCCCTCATCCTTACACTTCTCCGACCACGCCTTGAACGCGTCATAACCGATGCGCTCGGCGCGTTCGCCGTGCACTTCATACCGCCCGCCAATCCTGCGGCACTGATGCAGGATGTCATAGCACGCCCACGCGGGATTGCTCGCCTCCTGCTCCTCATACAACCGTTTATACGGATTCCATACATAGACCTTTGCCCGCTCCTGCACCCATGTCACGGTCGGATCGTTACCGCTGAGCTGCTCTGTGGCAAGGGCACGAATGCCGATGAGCGCCTTCCCCGGATGAATGAAGTCGTCATAGATGATTTGCGTGAGCTGCGTCCAGTAGACCGCATTCACGTGCCGGATATCCGAGCCATCTTTGGACGCCCTCAAGCGCACCTCATAGCGACCGGGCGGCAGCCCCTCAAATCGATAAGCACGGTAGATCCCCTTATTGGTCGCCTCACGAATCGTCCCGGTATAATCTCCCGCATGAATCACCGCGCCCGATATGGTTTTTACCCATCCGCCGTTTTTGAGCGTGAGAAAAGAATCAAGCCCCGTACCGTTGTGAATGGGAAGCGCGATCCAGTCCGACCCGCTGTCTACGATACGGCATTCGGCGGCAATATATACCGCCGTCGCGTCCATACCGCCGCTGTCGTTGCTGTAATAGAGCCCGTTCGGCAGAGCGACTGTAATTTCAATCCCCGTCGCAGCATTGCCCTGTATCTCATGCGTTGACCATGATCCCGAAAGAGTGTAGTTGAGCGGCTGATCGGCATAGCTGTCGTCAAAGTTCGGGATGAGCTTCTGGTCGTTTGTACCATACCGTATATCAATCTGCACGCCCTTGTAGTTTTCTGCCGGGTTCTCGTTGATGCGGATGTTTCGAATATCAGAGAGTTCCCCCTCGCCTGCGCAATAGAGCAGATGCAGGTATTGCTTCTGCCCGTCGCTGACGATATGCCGTGACAGCAGCACACCCCCCGACTTCATCGCGCCATAGGTAACGGCAAGCGGATGCCCCTGCCCCGTGAGCGTGCCCGTACCGCTCCAACCATATGTCGGAGACTGTTCGAGATTCGCATTGCTGCGGTCAATCCGCGGCGCATTGAGACGGGAAACAAGCGATCCTCCAATCATGCCGATCGCAAGTGCCGTTACCATGCGCCACCCGAAGCTTAGCCCGCTGAGAAGCGCACCCGACGCGATGCCGGACGTAAGGATAGAAAGCCCGATCGTGAGGATGAAGCCGAGCACCTTGCCGCCGACATACGGAATGATGACGACACAGTCCCCATCCTGCGGCACGGCATACGCCCCGACAACACGCCCGTTAATGGCGTACTGCCACCGTCCCGGCTCGTTAAAATAGGCGTGAATCGGCATCCCCTCACGGCAGACGACTTCCTGCATCTCGCGCCGCTTAACGTCAAACGGATTGCGTACAATGACGAGCTGTATCAAGCGCTTCCCTCCTCCCCAACATAGTGATAGAACCCCATAATGCGCCGCAGGTACCGTGCAATCTCTTCCATGCAGACCCCCGCATATTCCGTTGAGTGCATGAACTTTCCGCCGCCCATGTAGATGCCGACATGATCTGCTGCATGCCCGGTGAGGTTCATGACGATGATGTCCCCCTCCTGTGGTTCATTAACCTGTCGCCACTCCATACGCCCCGCGTCCGTCGCCGCTCCCGTCCAATAGTCTTCATATGGGCGCAGTGTAATCCCCTGTGCAGCATAGTAGGCGACGACCAGCTCATAACATGGCAGTTCCACCCACGTTTTGCCGATGAACTCATGTGTGATTGGACGCATAGAGCCCTCCCTGCGGGATTGTCGCCTCCCCGCCGAAACGAATACTGTTGCCAAGCTCCCGGCACCGCGCGAGCGTCTTATTGCACCTATCCGCGCTCCCCTTATACCCGCAGGAGAGTCCTTTGAACTTAAACGGGCAATAGTCCTTCATGATGCGCACGGGAGGGAAGCGCCGTGTAAAGGAAAAATCCGTGCCGAGTGTGAATGTCACAAGCTCGGCGTCACATGTCGCGCTTGTCACAACAAAAAACTCCTCAATCTCCGCGACATCGGGGATGTTCGTTTGGAATACGCGGATGATGACGGGACACCCGCCGAGCCCGTTGTTCGCCTCAACGTAGTTTTGTATCGTCCCTGTGACGTTGGAGACAGTGAGCTTCACGTTCGGCAGTTCCTTCCCATTCTCCGTGATGTCCTCGAGAGCAAACGGAAACGCCGTGTATTCCCGCCCGGCGAGCATGACGTTCTCCGTATTGTTGACAAGGTAGAGCGTGTTTCCGGGGATCTGCGCCTCGAGCGCGAGCAGCCAAACGCCACCCGTCGATACTTTATTCTTTTCGATGATACTCGCCTGCGAAAGTTCGAGCACTCCTTACACCTCCGTCAATTTGATACTGCCCTCCCAGTATCCGTGATTCGTACAGGAAAAGGAGAACTCCCCGTCAAAACGAACGTTGAAAACCTTACCCGAGAACGCGCCGCCCGCCCCTATGGGATAAGCCCACCGAAACGCCACGGCGGCATTAACTTCCCGATAGAACGCACGCAGCTTCTCATAGTCCGCCTCCGGGAGTGCTGTCCACGTGAGTTCAAACGTCATCGGTGTGCGGGTGAACCGCTTACGGGCGAGAATGACCTGATTCTCGAGCTTTCCTTTAATCGCCGTATCGGGGATAGTCTCTTTGATAGGAAAGACAGGCGGTTTTATCTGCGGAAAGTCCATTTACACAGCCCCCTTCAATGCATCGCGCATGCCATTTTTATTCGTGGCGATCGCGTCAATAACGACGTTTGTGATGTACTCAGAGCCGTTGAATTTCGTCTCTGTCCGCGCCGTCATGCGCTCATTTGTGTTGTTGTTGATAATAACGCGGATACTCGGCTGACTGCTGCCGGGCGGCAGGCTGTTTAGGATGCGCCCCGGCTGATTTGGGCGGAATATTTCGGGACCGCGCTCACCGACGAGATACGCGCGCCCCATCGATACGGGACCGCCTGTTGCGCGTTTGCCGATACCAAATCCGATACCGAATCCTTTGGTAATTCCTCCTGCTGCAAGTTCCCCTGCCACCGTGGACGCACTGCCAACGAGCGCACTTGTTTTGCCCGATGTGCCGCCGCCCGTCATCATGCTGAGCCAGCGCGTTACCATGTGATTGACGAGGAACTTTGCAATGGCGCTGAGAATATTCTTCAGCATGTTGGAAAACGCTTCCTGAATCCCCTTAAACCCGTGCGTGAGAACCCCCTGAAAGCTATTTGTAAAGCCATCCGCAAGGGAACTATAGAGGGAGTCCGTAAAGTCCTTCATCTGCGCGCCCGTGTCCTTGAGTTTTTCGTACTGGTCTTCAAGGGTCGCCTTCCATGCGTCCTGTACGGTGAGCGGAGATTTGCGCATCGCCTCAGCACGTGCCTTTTCGAGCTGCGCTATCTGCGCTGCTGCCCACCGCTCAATCTCCACACGTGCCTCTGCGCTGTCCTTCGTCATGGCGATCTCTTTGAGCTTGTTCTCGCGCTCCCGCTCGATCTTGCGGACGCCGATCTCATAGGTAATTTCGGCCTCCTCTCGGACATTACCGTTGATCTGAGCCCATAGGAGCGCCGTATCGCTCTTGATATCCTCGTTCGCTTCGCGCCACGCCTTGACGGCCTTTTCCTTGATGATTGCAGCATATTCATTCATTTTGACCGTGAGCGCGCCGGTATCGATACCAAGCGTAGCAGCCTCATTGATGTCCTTTTGCATGCCCTCAATTTTCTGTTCGAGAGCGGACATCGCTTTTTCGTAGACGGTGCCAATCTCGCCTGCGATATCTCGCGTAAGACCGGCAACATCCTGCTGTACCTTCTCCGTGAGCTGTTTCACCTTTTCGGTGAGGCGCTTTGCTTCCTGTGCGGCCTTGCTCGCGCCGGAGCGTCCGGCGCTCGTCTTTCCGGCAACGCCCCCGCTTCTTCCGGAGGAAGCAGGAGGAGGGGAAGACGACTTATATTCGGCTAAATGCTTGAAAAAGTCCTCGTCCTCCGCACCGGGCGCATTACTGTACTGCGGTGTATTACCGATACCCACAAAATCCGCGATATGCTTATATGCACGTGCCCCTGCGTCCTCTGCGGCGCGGGCAATTTCGAACCGTCTGAGCCACATAAGCCCCTCGCGGATTTTCCCAATGACCCAGTCGATAAGGCTTGCGACTGTCTCCATACAGCTTCGCGCAAAAGCCGCCACATCGTCAAACGCACTGCCAAACGCATCTGCGATAGACGGGACGGCACTCACAACGCCATCGACGAGCCAGTGAACGAAGGAGAGGACGGCATCACAAACAGATTTTGCAGTGGATTTAATCCATTCCCACAGCTCGGCAAATGAATCCGCAATAACATCCGCAGCTTCACTCCAGAACCGTTCGACCTCAAGAGCAACCTCTAGAACAGTATCGATCGCCTCGTAAACAATCGCGAGCGCTTTTGTCGCGGCGGCTGCGACGAATGTAAACGCACGCGCAATCCCTTTCAGCAGGGGAGAAATCATGCGCAGCATATCAACAAACATTTTCCCGGAGGAAATCCCGCCTTCAAATAACGCGGACGCAAGCGGCTTGAACTCCGCGAAGATGCTTTTAATATCCTCCCATGCCGTACGTATTTTTTGAAGGTAGTCTTCGGGCAAAAGCCCTGCAAATATGTTTTTCCCTCCCTGCACATTGGCGAGCATCTGATCCGTAATGTTTTTGATCTCAAGGAGCGCACCTTTCGCCTCGGCAAAGATCCCCATGCCGAACCCGCCGAATGCCTGACCAAGGTTATCCTTAATATTCGAAAGGACGCCCTCAAACGTCTGCGACTGCTTTTCCATCATCTGAGGAAACCGCTCGTTCATACCGTCGATGAGTGCTTGGATCGCGATATTGGCGTCAATCCCCTGTGCACCGATTTCCGCAAGCTGGTCTTTCGTGAGACCTAGATTTTTTGCAAGAATCTCCTTGACCGGAACGCCCGCCTGCGCAAGCTGCATGACGTCCTGCCCCATGAGCTTACCTGTTGTGCGGATCTGCCCAAAGACAAAAGCGAGCTGATTAAATCCCTCCTGCCCCTTGCCGAGCCCCGAGGCGGCGTTTCCGAGTGCTGTCAGCGTCGGAATAACCTCTTTGACGTCATAGCCAAACGCTAGAAGCTGCTGTGCGGCGGTGCGAACCCCCGGCATTTCAAACGGCGTCTCAGCCGCGAATTTCTGAAGGTCAGAAAGCAGTGTATTCGCCTCGTTCGCAGAGCCGAGCATGGATGTAAATGCGGTGCGCGTCTGCTCGAGTTCGGTATTGTAATCGATAAATGCGGACTTCGCAGCGGAAATAATCGCTGTCACGCTGACAAGCGCCGTAGCTGCGGCCATCGCCTTTGTTCCAAGCATGCTGAGCCCCGAGGAAAGCGAGCTCGTCCCGCTTTGCGCCCCCGCGCTTGCTGCGCCTAACTCCTGCACCTCCTTTTTGACGCGTCGAACATTCGTCTCGGCACTCTGTGTTGCCGCAGTTACTTTGACGTTTTTATCCTTAACGCTGTCAATCGTGCGTTTCACGCTCTCGACTGCCGCCTGCGCGCCTTTTGTTGCGGCATTGACACTGATCGTCTTATCCTTGATTGTGGAAAACGTACTCTTCACCCGCTCAACAACACGGGACGCATAGTCCTTCGCCCGTATCGATACAGAGATCTCTTTACTTGCCATCTTTCGGTCTCACCTCCTCCAATAAAACGCCCTCAAGCGCTTGTATTTTATGCAGCATCGCGGCGTCAAGTTCAATGCCGAGAATCGCCGCCACCTGCATCATCGCGGGATAGTCCAGCCCGACAATCCCCGAAAAAGACGTGCGTATCTGTGTCTGCACGTGCCGCCACAGATACCACGCCTCATTGTTCTCGTCCATCAGCGCAGGGCGCTCATGCTCACATCCGCGGCACGGCGGTTCCTGTCCGTCCTGCATATGCAGGGCGTGGCAGGTATCGCAGTATTCACGGCTCGGCGAGAGCTCCCATCGATAGACGCCAATTAGTTTTTTATCGCTTTCTCCCTGCCGTACGTCATGGCGTAGGTATCCGCCGCAAGACGGAACGCCTCACTGTACGGCATATCGTCCGTAACGGCGCCGCCGTAGACGTGCTCGAGAATCCAGTCCACCGCTGCGAAAAAGACGGTGTTCTCGTCCTCCCCCTTTGCAAAGGCAGGGTCGAGCCCCGCCTTGCGCAGCGCACGCATCTCTTTGACCGTGAGCGCGCGAACCGGCAAAATGTACTCTTTATTTTCCTTGTCCGCCATGTGCCATATCCTCCTTAATAGCCTTCCTGCTGGTTCTTCAGCGTCACCTTAACGATGCTCGATGCGTCCGCAGAGAACGCGCGCCACTTGACCTCCACAACGACGCCCGAAGGGCCGCTGATCTGTGCGTCAAACGGCTCAAACTGGACGGACGGCATCGCGAAAACAAGTTGCGTATTCTCGTTGAGCTTAAATCCAATCTCCATAGAAACAGCTTCACCGGTATCTGCCTTGTCCATCCACTCTGTGGACGTGAATAGCGCCTTGAGTGTGCCGGAAACCTTCATCAGCCCTTCGGGGATGTCGCCGCGTACACCGCCGCCGCCGACAACGTACTGGTCGCCGTCAAGGTTCGCGTTGACCTCAAGTGATCCCTCTTTGACGAGGCGGCTTTCTGTGCCGTCGATCTTGACATAGGCGTGATTCTGCGCGATACGCAGCATCTTTACCGCTTTAGCGGCTGTGTCGTATGCCGTGCCGTCCTGCTCACGAGAGGCGCCCATGACGCTGTACTTAAGCGTCATTTCGCTGTCCTGCCCGTACTCGACGGAGAACGTATTGATCTTCACGCCGAGATAGCGGACGTATTTGCCGAGATCGGGAAATGCCTTTTCGACGACAAGCGACGGCTGATCGTCTCCAACCGTAAATACATGCGTCTTATTCGGCGCCGTTCCCGTGGTTTTGGGATTGCCGAAGAGCGCCTTGAGCATGTACCCAGACGCGATATAATCGGCGGGCATAGTAATGTCGCCGTCCACGCTGACGCGCCCGAGTGCGGGCTGTGTGGCATTACGCGTATTCGTAATTGTGTCCGATTCAACAAGCGTCTGCTGCTTGCTGAGCTCGTTCGAGTTCATCGGCAGGACGATCCCCTTCTTCGTCGCGGGGACCTGCCCGAATGCCGTTTCAAAATCAACGACCATCGCGGACTTATATCCGCGGGCCTGTTGTGTATTTGCCATTGCTGCCTCCTAATCTGTCAATCTGCAAAGGATGATCTCAACGCTGAACCTACTGCCGACACAGGGGCGCATGCTGTCCCCATCTCCCGCGGTCTCTGTGATGCGCAGCCTCAATAGCTGCACGTCATGATCCATCCACGTTATTTCCCGCGCGAATTTCTGTAGTGCCTCTTCAATTCCGCTCTCGAGCCGGGCAATCGCCGCGTACCCGTCGGCGGGGTCTTTGCTGTCAGAGCGCACCCATGCGTCAATGGTGCAGAGGATACTGATCGACGGAATCATGTCGGTATCCTCGGGGCGCTCGCGGTCGCGCTGCAAATAAATAAGGCCTTTCCCCTCGGGGTTCGGCCTCACATCTGTCGGCGCATATCCGCCGATAATGACCTCATCGGCGATATCGGCGGC